ATAAAAATATTTTAAAAACTTTTCATTTTCCTATTGACTTTACGCCTTATAAGACGTATAATAAGACCATAAGATAAAGCAAAGGAGATAACGAAAATGAAAAAATACAACTTATCCAAAATCATGAAAAGAGCATGGGAACTGGTTAAAAAAGCATCCTTCGGAATCTCCGAAGCTTTAAAGAAAGCATGGAAAGAAGCGAAAATGGGAGGAACAAAAATGACAGGAACAGAGAAACAGATCAGTTTTGCAAACGATCTGATCAAAAAAATGAACGAGCAGTTTGATGCACTGATCGCAGACTGCAAAGCAGGATTTCCGGAAAATGTAAGCATGTGGGAGTCTTGCAAGGAGGGATACAACAGAATCATTTCCGAATCTAATGCCGGACTTGTAATTGATCTGCTGAAAGGAATCAACGAAACAACATACCAGAAATACTACCAGAAACTCTTTTTTAATGTTAGACACGGATACAACACAATGTGTAACAGAATCTTAAGCGAAGTTTACGGTAAATAAGTAAGATGCTGACCTATCGGCTACGGGGAGAAATGGAGAAAATCATGGCAGAATTAAAAGAACTCAGAAAATTTATGAATATGACGCAAAAAGAATTGGCAGAAAAATCTGGAATCAACCTACGGCAGATACAAAAGTACGAGTATGGAGAGTACGATACAAGCAAAATGATGCTTAGAAATGCAATCGCACTGGCAGATGCACTGGAATGCGATGTTAGGGAATTGTCGGAGTTGGACTTGAATATTTTTACAAACGAAGCGAAGAAAGCCATAAAAGATGGAGAAATGGACTTACATGATCTTTTAAGGATGGACAAATACCAGAAAATCAAAAAGCTAAGTAAGATCGGAGAATTTGAAAGTACTTTTTATGAAAGTTATAAATGGATCCCGGAAACACTGTTTGACAAATTAACACCAGATGAGCTTGCGAAGCTTGTTGATAGCTTTTATGACTGCTATAGCCTTGGAAAAAATGCAAGATAAAAGGATAAGCTTAATGCTTATCCCTATCTTTTGGCTTTAAATATACTGTTAATATTTCAATCCGCGTCCGCCGGAATTGCTGGCAGAACCGCACACCAAAGCATCCATTAGGTGCGACAACTTTAATATCTCGTATTAAAGTTACTACTAATATTTCAATCCGTGAAACTGTGATTTGCCCAGTTTCCGCAATACAGAGCATCATCTGTATTGGACATCTTTACAATACCACATTTTCCCGGATATGTAAATACATCCAGAAAATTTATCTAACAATTGTAAAGTTTCCCCTCAGAGAGCTGATCTCCGAGGGGATTTTTATTAGAATAACTGGAACCGATCAATTGCCTGTCCGAACGCTCCAGCGTATCCGTCCTGTCTGCTTCCGGTCTCGTTATCATACTGCCATGACCAGTAAGCTCCATTTACAGGGCTGACACGGTACTGTGCTTTCTGACAGCCGTATTTTGCCGCATAATCCGCTGGAGTATTGTAGTACACCTCGATTGCGTCAATCGGCTGTCCGGTACCTGCATAACCATTGTTGTGATCATTCCAGTTACATCCGGTCACATAAGGCAGCCACCCTCTGCCAATCACATGGACTCTGTATTTTACGGATCCTTTGTCTACCTTAATAGCTACATCTGTGATGCGCTTGCCCTGTATCCCGGCAAAGTCTGTGAGATTGCGGACAAATGGTAAGATTGTACCGTCTTCCAGTTTGACGGCGTAAGTAAATACGATCTCAGGCTGCTGTGGCGCCGATACTTGTCCGGATCCCTGTCCACCGGATACATAAGTTGGTGGCGTGACATTGCCGGCCATATACTCCTTAATCCGCTTGATAAAGTATGATTTCGTAGTTTCTCTGCCGCCGTGAATCTCTACAGATCTATGAGGGCATGATGTGGCATACACTTCCTGATGGAGTCTGATTGTGCTTGTACTTGGTGTGATTCCATACTGCTTACACTTCTGCGCTGCCAGCTGCAATGCTTTTTCCTCATTTGCTTTAAATACATCCAGATCGCCCATACTCTGACACGTTTCGATGCCGAGATAGTTTAAGTTTCCATTTGTGTCCCCGCAATGCCATGCACAATTCATGTCATCCTCTGCCTGTAAGATGCCATCCTGTGCTACATAATAGTGCGCAAATCCATTTTCAAGCGGATGTGTCTGTAACCAATTTCTGTAAAATGCTGCATTGGCGTTCTTGCTTCCAGCGTCATTGTGAAAAAAGATACCTACCGGATTTCTCCCTCTGTTTCCTGCTACTCCACGACAAATACTCATGTTTTTCTCTCCTTCCCGTGCGATGACGCACAACTTACATATCGTATTTAATGTTTTTCCACTTTTTGTAAGCATCAAAATATAGCTCGTTTTTGTCTCCATTGTATGTGATCTCATAATACATACCGTCACTCACTGGCGTACTAAGTAACGCCTTATGATTTTGCAGTGTCTTGCAATACCAAACTACAAATACATCATCTACCGTCATGTTGTCAGATGTATCAGTCTTGTCTTTATTCTGATTAAAATAATCCGCTACCTTTGCTTTGCAAATGTTTAAAAATTCTCTGCTACCCATAATTCTTAATTCCTTTCCGTGCGATATCGCACAATAAAAGAGGACGATTACTCGCCCTCCTGCTCCTGTGATTTATTTGTTAAAACATCCAGTGCTTTTTTTAATGCTTCCGGATATTTTACGCCCATAATTCCAACATTTTCCAAAATCGAGATACCCTCATTTGCTATAAATGCCAGTACTACGGCTGTACGGATGTAGTCTACGCCGAGAGTGACATCCAGCCGATATGCAATAAGTACGATAAGTAGAGATACCCCTTTTCTGCACAGACCTTTCCATGCAGAGTAGCTGCTCAGCGCGCCATTCTCTGATTTGTTGCTCTTTTTCCAAAAGGCAGCGATCAGCAATCCGAGAACAAAGTCTACACCCATAAAAATAAGTAATGTAGTCAAATCCTCGGACCATCCTCCGATCAGGTTTACGAAACCTCCTACAATAGCTCCGAATACCATGCATAAAAACGCTTTTAGATTTGCTAACTGTTCCATTTTCTTCATATCCTCACTTTCCTTTCTAATTTTAAAGTATAAAAATAAGACCCTCACGGTCTCGCTCTGATCTCCATATTCACTCCTTTAGTCATACGTAATCCATGTAAATGTCTTTATGCGTTCACAGTAGTCTGTCTTGCCAGTTACAATGGATATTCCTCCGTCTTTTGAAATATAATATCTGCCAGTCCCGATAACTGACGGACCAACCAATTCGCTGTACGTCTCTACTATGTCTACGACTGGTCGATATCCTATAGGGATCCTTAATTCGTCAAACGGTCCGTGCGATCCTGTGTTTGGAAATTGTATAAGTGCCGTGATTTTACATGTAACCACGCACCCTCTCCTTATTAGCTCCGCCTGTATATAGTTGGATGAGTTTGTGCTGGCGAATGGTCCTTTTATTTTTCCGGAGTCATAATTTGTTGCTTTAGATATGTTTATTTCGTATGATTCGGAGCTTTTAACAAATATACCGTCCCGTTTAAAAATAACAAGGTTGGAAATGGTGGCTCCGTCAAAATACTGCGCAATCTGCGTTGGGAATATAGACAAGCTTGTGTGTCTGCCGCTGTCCATCCCATTCGCTACAAATACGCCCTTGCTTATCGCAGAGCTGTTTATCCCGTTTTCATCCTCGGAGTAGATCTCTCCGGTATTTACTTGGATAAAAAAGTGTCCGTCCAGACTCTTTATAAGTCCAGCGGTTACAGTTCCGAGGTTTGCGGCAATCGCACTTAGCGTCTCTACATTCAGATTTTCTACCGAAATGTAATAGATCACCCACTTACTGCCGTCCCATCTTTTAATCGGCTCTCCGCTTGCAGTCTGCCAGAGCTGGCCAACCTTTGGATGTTCTGGTGCTGTCGGAGATATGATAATTCCGCTATCCCCTGTCTCGCCGTTATCGCCACGCACACCGATAATCACAGGCGTGGTCTTGGTTTCCGTGCTGTTGGTGTACCGGATAAGGTCGTAGCTCCATAGGTTTTTCTTGATTTCGGTCATGTCCTGTTTTGAGGTTGTCCATCCCGGAGAGGATACCGTGATTCCTGTGCTTTTTTCGGATGCTAGATAATACTTGGTCACACTCTCGATTCCTACACCGTCCTTTCCGTCATCCCCGTTTTTTCCAGGGTCTCCCGGCGCTCCATCGTCCACTTTGGTGATCGTCACCTCATAATATCCACGCCGGATTCCATTTTCGGTTGCCACGAAAGAGTACACTGCCTTGCTCTCCACATCCTCGGCATTTACAGTCACGCTGCGCCCTGCGTAAAACTCCTGTCCATCTTTGCTCCACCGGAACTGCAGGTTACTTGACACGTCTGTGCCGTTGTTGTAGGCGTAAGCAGTAAGAGTAGTGCTGCCGATGCCATTTTTAAAGATAATGCCGTTGTTTGTTGAGATGGAGCAAGTATAAACCTTATTTTTATTAATAAGGTCTTGCATCCTCTGTAATAAGCTGTCCGAAATTTCGGATGTAAGCTCTTTGTAGTTTGTAAATACCGTCTTTGCTGTCTTTGGATTTGTAAGACTGCGCACCTGTTCGGACACTCTCGCCTGTAGATAAAGCACTGGTGTCCACTCCTGATCCTGCATCCTCACGGTGTCCCCGATGTTGGTGTCAAAATATCCATCCACCTCGTAGGTCACTACTGGTTCGGATGCTGTTTTAAGATCAGTCAGAGCCATGCTATAGAGCTTATCTTGATTGTCCGTATCGTACTCTTTCCGCAGCATGATATAAGCATCGTCCTTGTTTACGATGTTGGACGGGAATCGGTCTCTTGCCTGCGGTGCCCGGATGAGTGCCCCGTCTGTAAAGTATTCCAATCGTCCACTTGCGTCGTATTCCTTTTTATCCAGACCATTGATGGTCAGACCATCTTTCCCTGTTGGGTAGATGCAGGTGTACAAACTCTCAACATCTGTGGTTTTTCTGACCCCAGTAATTCCCTTCCCATATCGCAGGACGATATCATTTCTGTATTCTCCGATTCCGCTGTCCGCTCCGGAGTGTTCTCGATAGACATTCAGGACGATCTCTTTTAAGGAGTAGTCCTTGTTTAATACTGTCTCAAATTCGATCTCCGCAGAAAATACGTTCGCCAAGGAAAACAGCCTTTTAAGCACGGATGTTGTGCCTGTCCACTCGTTGGTAATCCGCTTATCTGATACCTCGTTAAGCCCCAATTTCAGTGTTCTTTCCGCGTCAAATATGGCAAGGTACTCTTCAAAACTCATCGCCTGTCCTGCCTTGTATTCCCCCGCATCCTCGTTGATTAGCTCAAAAGATAACGACCACGCCGTAGCTGTGATCGTCTCTTCTGTTTGCTCCGTATTTACGATATTTAAGTAATAGGATTTCCCTTTGTGTATAAACGCCACCTTATTTCCGGCGGTAACATTCTCTGCATCCTGATGCTTTGCGGACACCGTAAAGGTGTAAGTATTTGCCGCACCCTGTAAGTATTCGTGCAATTCGTCTTTCCAGTAGTGCATAGACTTTTTGTGTGCGTTGTCCATAAATGCTACTGGTGTGTTATTTGCGCTCAGAATCGCAATTCTAATACTGTCCATTACAAGTAAACCTCCCGTATTTTCGCTTTAATCTGGGGCGGCGGAGAAGAAAAGGAAGAGTAGCAGAACTGCACTTCTGTAATCCCTGGCGGCACTTTAAAATAATCCGTCCCTGTAATCTCATCTCCCTTAGCCACCATACCATTAACGTAGACCTTCGTGCTCTCCCCGTCTATAGACACCACATCCCCAGCGCGATACCGGTTCGGCACATCCCGATATTTTTCCACGTTGTCCTTGCGAAACCAGATGCTTTTTAAATAGTTGTGCGTAACGTACTGGTTCGACAGATTTCGGTCCCCCCACTGTCCAATCCAGATCTGGATTTTCTCGCATTCCATATCTTTGATCTCTGGGATAGTAAAGTGGTAATACTTCCCGTACCAGAAAATACGCAACTTGTCACCCTCTTTTAAAAAGTCATTGTGTCCGCCACCCATCTTTAAATTAAACGGGTTTCCCTCATAAGCTGTCGGCTGGAAATCCAGTGTCTTGATCTTCTTGTTTTGTGGTGCGAACCAGTCCACATGCGCCGTATTACCAACCGTATCACTCTTGTTAATAGACATAGAGCAGATCACTTCATTTTTCCCTGTAAGAAACGCAATAGTCTGTGCTCCCGTCTGTCCCATCAATCCAGTCTCGAACCAGTGCTGCGTGTAACAGTAAAAGTTCTTTGCCCCACGTCTGCCCTCGCTGTCAACCGGGATAGTAAGTGTTCTCATTCCGCCGTTCCAGTACCCGGATGTTGCCTGTCCACCTTTTAATGCCATGACGTTATATCCGGCAACATTCTTGACTTCGAGTGTTCCCTGTGTGGTATTTTCTGGATTCTGATAAGAGGTGCCGTGATCGTCTTGAAACAGGCTATACCCCTCTGACAGTATCTCTGACGCCTTATAGTCTTCGCCGTCTGCTTCTTCGATCTTGCCGAGTTGTATTGCACCGTATTTACTGGCAATCCCAATAAATCCATTTTCATGGTTGTGAGTGATATCGTAGCTTACCGGAACGGATTCTGTACCACCATTTACAATAGTAAGCGTCTGATATCCGCTTTCCTGATGGGCAGTAAACGATTTTTCCGCTGCAGAATATTTCCGTGGATCACAACAATAAAAAGTAAATTCGCCTTTTACATTCAATCTGCCTGGCTCTACATCTCCAACACTCGATTTCGTGCCAATAAAATATTTATCAGGTTCGTCCGCAAAAATCAGCTTTGCCTGTTCCTTATTTAAGATTCCAGAGAGTTTGTTGAATTTTTCCTGAAACTCTCTAGGGGATGTGCAAAGCAACTGGTATCCAACTGTAATACTTCTGGTTGTATCTCGCTTTCCCGTATACTCGGACCCATCCACAAGATCAATTTCTCTCTCCGAAATTTCCGATCCCAAAAGCTCACGACCGGTCACGTACAGAGTTCTGTATCCGTCAATCAAATTTTCAATATATGCCCCATCAATCTGCAGAGCCTCACTCGGCAGGGAGCTTTTACTCCCCGCTTGATTTGTATCCACAAACTCATACATGGCTTCTTTCTCCTTTTAGTCTCATCTTCATACTCTCACGGCTTTCCAGCTCTTTCTGCGTAAATTCCGCCGTAACACGTGCTGCTTCTCTGCCGTTGTACTCAACTGGTACAACGATTGTGTATGTCGCGTTCCGCTGATAGGTGTAACCATCAGATAATTCTTTTTTTG